GCAACAACGCATAGTGCTCAAGCAAACTTAGTTGGATATTGGAAATGGGAAGGTAATGGTAATGCTACAAGATCAAACGACAACTTTACAATATCAGGTAACTCAGCAATAGTAAACAAATAAAATGAATTATTATATAGTAACAAAAGAAACATTTGAATTAGTAGACAAATCACAAGTGCATTTCATGAGAAAAAACTTGGATAAAACTAAAAGATTAATAGCAACAACAGAAAATGTTGAAGAAAGAATTAGGAAGTTTAATAATATAAATACTTGTTCTAGTTATACATTTACAAATCATAGTGATTGGGTTGGTGATGGAACTGGTATTGATTTAGAAGAACTTGAAGAAGGAGGATATATATCTGAAATAGACGATTAACACAAAACGCTTTAAAACACTGATAAAGTGTGTAATAATAATAAATAAGAAAACATAAAATAACATGGCAACAGGAAATTCACAAGAAATAGCATACGGCTTTGGTCAACTAGGTAGCGTTTTAGTAAAAACAGGTACTGCAGTAGTTCCACCAAAAGGTATGGTTATAGTAGCAGTACAATTTATAGAAGCAAACACTATTAGCACAATAATATCTGAAAGCGATAGAGCTGGTTTACCAAACTACATAGACTCTACAACTGCTGGAAATATGAATCTTTCAGGTTTTCACAAATCTGATATAACAAACGGAACTTACGCTGCAGGAGCTAATATTACAATAACTGCAAATAAAAAAATACAAGTTGGTGATCCAGTATTACTAACGGGTAATGCCGCTGCTGTAAACACGGGAACTGGTATAGTTATTGATACAGAAACACCAGCGCCTAATTACGAAAAATATAACGACTATGTAAGAGTTGTAAGTATAAATGCTACGGGTACTGTAGTTACTCTTTCACATCAAATTACTCCATCTAGTCAAGCTTTAATATTCTTAGATGGTGCAAACGGTGCTGGTGGTAACGCAGCTACAAGTGTTACTTACCCAATGGGTATGATTATATATGGTAGATGGACAACAGTTACTCCAGCTGCTAGTCCAGTAATCTGTTACTTCGGCTACTAATGAGTATTCAAGGTATGTCTCAAGGTTTGTCGTTTAGTAATATGTCTTATTACATAAGCGAGCGTATACCTGGTATTATACCTTGTACTACGCCACCTTTGTATGCACAAAGTAATGCTGGTTCTTATAACACTACATTTGATATGGGTACTGCTAGTGGTTGTGCTATTATAGTTGCGGAAGTAGGTATTACAAGAACAACTCAAACAACATCTGCACCCGCGGACCAACCTATAGGTGATAAAACTAGATGGGAATACAAGAGAACTTATGGTTCGGAGTATTCAGCTTGTCAAATGGGTAATCCTCTAACATCTGCTGTTAACAACCAATATAGACCACCTACTAATCTTTACGAGATGGTAGGTATGGGTTATATGAGAGGTTTTATTGGCGCACCATATAAAGATAGTGGTGGAAACTTAATAAATACTAACACACCTGTATCAGTAGATGTTGGTACTAAGCTAACCGGAACTTCAGTACCAACTACTGCTGATGTTACGAATGGGTCAGGTATGGCTAATGGTGCTAGATATTTAGCTTTCGATAACGGTAATAATTTATCCTTTGGTAATCCACCAACAGGAAAAACAGCGCCTTTATTGGCACATGGTATGTTTAGCGGTAATAATATTTATACTGGTGGTGCTGTCTATAATTACAACAATGTATCTGGTAATTATGTTTTATCAGGAACTGAATCAGATTTTGCTGGACCTTACACTGGTCATCTTGAAACAGAAATAAACGACCCTAATGTTAACAAAGCGTATCCTGGGTCTTCAGCTGTAACTTTAAATAAAGATCTATTTAGCACAAGACAAGCTATGATGGTTGTTCCTATTGCTAACGGTGGTATGGTTAATGTTAGATCGGAACAGTTCGTAGAAGGAACATGGGCATCTATTAAAATATTTTGCCCAATTACTTTACCAAAATGGGGATTAGCAAACAACATGATGGGTGTTCAGGAAGTATATCAAAATGCTGATTTAGACAATGCGTTATTAATGAATGGTGGTACAAGTATTGTAAATGGCGCAACAACAAGTTCTACAAGTGTTACTTTAACAGTAGCGCAGATAAACTCAGGTGGAGATGCACCTACAGTGGGTCAGCTTGTAACTGGAACTGGAATTCCACAGGGAACTGTAGTTTCAGCTGTTAGTGGTACAACTTTAACTTTATCTCAAAACGCTAGTATAGCTAATGGAGTTACGATAACTTATAGTATACACCCTTTAAGAAAAATATACCAAAACTATGCAAACCAAAGTAATGTTTCATTAAACCCTGATCCAAATGACCCAACAGTAACTCAAGCTGACAGGTATAATTTCTTTGGCTCACTTGGTGGGGTTGTTAAATTCAATCCTTATCCTACTGCTGCAGCTGCATTAAGTCATAATTTTGGCGCACCAGGTAACACGACTAATTTTCCTAAAGCTAAAAACAAAACAGCTTATCACGTACCTAGTCAAAACTCTATATATAGATCACAAGGTTACTCACAATGGAAATCTCCAACTGGAGGATCTCCAGTTAGTAACCACGGAACACATGTTTTAGGAAATCATGCAAACACACCTTTAAAAGGAAACACAATGACTGCAAATGGAGCAACATCTAACGCAGAGTATTTTCACGGCGTTCCAAATGTACATGATTGGGTTTTTTCAAGATCTAACGGTTCTAGAAGGTCAAGACTTCCAGCGAGAGGTATATTAGATAGAACTCGTTTTGCAGACAACGACTCTTCTACATTGGGTGGTTGGTATGCTATGAGAATAACAGGATATTTTGATGGGGCAAACCCAACTGTATCATCAACCGCACAATTCGCTGTTCAAGTCGGCTCACTAGATCATACTAGGGGCGATGCCGATATTGATGTAGATAGCGTATTAAACCAAGTCCCTAGAAATGGTGTTATAAGAAAAATAGTAGCAGCATAATAAATAAATAAATAAATTAACTTAAATTAAATAAAATGGCAAAAAAAGAAAAGATGGTAGACTTAAAGTCTAAAGCAACTCACTTAACAACTGACGAATTAACTCCTGTACAAAAAATTGTAGGAGAAATAAACAGAATTAAAATGGAGTTAGGTAATCTCGAAATGAGAAAACATGAGTTATTACATATAAATAATAACTTACAAGATGAAATAGGTAAACTTCAAAAAACCTTAAACAAAAAATACGGAGATGTAGATATTGATATTAATACGGGAGAAATAAAAGAAAAAGAAGATGTCAAAGCTGATTCGTAAAATATCAATAGGTAAAGATTATAAAAATGACGCCATGCACTATTCTGTTGGACAGGAAGTGTATGGTGGTCATACCATCTGTGATATTATAGAAGAAGAAACAAAGTTTAGTGTTTACATTAGAAAAGGTAAAAAAGTAATACCTTGGAAAGACTTTAATAAAAACATGGCTGTATCAGTAGAATATAATTTAGAATACTAATGAACAGTATTTACGACTTTGTTGTAAAACCAAAAGGAAGTAGATATAATAACAGCAAGAAAGTAGAAGGTGGTAATTTAATAATTAACACTGACAACGAAAAGTTTCAATTTACAAATAGAGAAGCTATTGTAATATCTACACCATTAGTTAACAACACAGGTATAACAGAAGGAGATACTATTATAGTTCACCACAATATATTTAGAAGGTGGCAGAACATGAAGTATGAAGAAAAAAACAGTAAAAGTTTTTTTGATGAAGATAAGTATTTTATTAATAAAGATTTAATATATGCTTATAATAAAGGAAATGGTTGGAAAGCATTAGAAGGTTATTGTTTTATACAACCAATAAAGTCAATCGATAAATTCGACACTAATACAGAAAGACCTTTAATTGGTATTGTTAAATATTCAAATGATATTGAGGTTGGTAGTTTAGTGGGTTTTTTACCAAAGCTAGAATATGAATTTGTTATCGATGGTAAAAGACTATACAGAATTCACTATAAATTTATTACAATTAAATATGAATATCAAGGAGACGAAGAAGAATATAATCCAAGCTGGGCATAGAGCGGTTGAAGAACTAATTAAGGTTGCTAAAGAAGCAATTGTAGATAGTGACGATGATATATCAGCTGATAGATTAAAAAATGCTGCAGCTACTAAAAAACTAGCTATATTTGACGCATTTGAAATACTTAACAGAATACAAGAAGAAGAAAACTTGCTTGAGGGCAAAACACCTGAAAAGGCAGAGGAAAAAATCTTTAGAGGATTCGCAGAAGGTAGATCTAAGTAATGTACGAGCAAAATTTATATAGCATTGTAGAGCCCATTAAAAAAACTACTATTAGTAGACTTAATAAAGGTAAGAAGTGGGAGTATGGCTACAACAAAGAGCATGATATAGTTATTATAAGTAGAACTGGTGAGATAGGTGATATATATGAAATACAAAATTTTAAAATAGCTTTACCAAAAACACCTAAAAAAGTTTATTCTAATAATAACAAAAAATGGGAACAGTTTGAGTACCCAAAGGAATTATCAAGACTTAAAAATATATTTGACTGGCGTAGTTATCCTGAGGAGAACAAAGCTCAGTGGTTTGATTATATAGACGAAGAGTTCAATAGAAGGGACAACGGTTTTTGGTTTGATAATAACGGTATACCAACTTATATAACAGGTACACATTATATGTACTTGCAATGGAGCAAAATTGACGTAGGTGCGCCAGACTTTAGAGAAGCTAATAGATTATTCTATATATTCTGGGAAGGTTGTAAGGCAGATAAAAGATGTTATGGCATGTGTTATCTTAAAAACAGACGATCTGGTTTTTCTTTTATGTCATCAGCTGAAACAGTTAACCAAGCTACAATATCAAGTGATGCAAGGTTTGGTATATTATCTAAAACAGGTGCTGATGCTAAGAAAATGTTTACCGACAAAGTTGTTCCAATTAGTATTAATTATCCATTTTTCTTTTCACCTATACAAGATGGTATGGATAGACCAAAGTCTGAATTAGCATATAGAGTTCCAGCTTCTAAGTTTACTAGAAAAAAAATCACAGCAAATGAAAAGTTGGAAGATTTAGAAGGATTAGATACAACTATTGATTGGAAAAACACAGGTGACAATAGCTATGACGGTGAAAAACTAAAGTTATTAGTACATGATGAAAGTGGTAAGTGGGAAAGACCCGATAATATATTAAACAACTGGCGTGTTACAAAAACATGTTTAAGATTAGGTAGTAGAATTATAGGTAAGTGTATGATGGGATCAACATCAAACGCTTTAGACAAAGGAGGAGATAACTTTAAAAAATTATACAATGCATCAGATGTTACTAAAAGAAACAGAAATGGACAGACAGCGTCTGGTTTATATTCTCTTTTTATCCCAATGGAGTGGAACTACGAAGGATTTATTGATGAATACGGAAGTCCAGTCTTCGATACTCCGAGTGATGAAGTCTTCGATCCACATGGGGAATTAATAGATATAGGCGTAGTAGAGAACTGGCAAAATGAAGCTGATGGTTTAAAAAACGATTCAGATGCTTTAAATGAATTTTATCGTCAGTTTCCAAGAACTACAGAGCACGCATTTAGAGATGAAACAAAAAATAGTATATTTAACTTAGTTAAATTATACGAACAGATAGATTATAACGAGGAATTAGGTAGAACTCTTGGTATAACACAAGGTAACTTTCAATGGGTTAATGGTGTAAAAGATTCTAAAGTAATATTTTATCCAGACAATAAAGGTAGGTTTAAAGTTAGCTGGACACCACCTCAACATATGCAAAACAAAATATTACTAAAAAACAACGTAAGATGGCCTGGTAATGAGCATATGGGAGCTTTTGGTTGTGATAGTTATGATATATCAGGAACAGTAGATGGTAAAGGTTCTAAAGGTGCTTTACATGGATTAACAAAGTTTAGTATGGAAGATGCTCCTCCTAATCAGTTTTTTTTAGAATACGTAGCAAGACCACAAACCGCAGATATATTTTTTGAAGACGTTTTAATGGCATTAGTATTTTATGGCATGCCACTACTTGCGGAAAATAACAAACCAAGACTGTTATACTATTTAAGAAGACGTGGGTATAGAGGTTATAGTATGAATCGCCCTGATAAAGTTTGGAACAAATTATCTGTAGCAGAAAAAGAAATAGGTGGTATACCAAACTCAAGTGAAGACATAAAGCAGGCTCACGCTGCTGCAATTGAAATGTATATACAAGATCATGTAGGTATAAAAAGCGATGGCAGTACTGGTAACATGTACTTCAACGAAACGTTGAATGATTGGGCTAAATTCGACATAAACAAAAGAACAAGATTTGATGCGGCTATAAGTAGTGGTTTAGCTATAATGGCTTGTAATAGACATTTATACAGACCTAACGCACCTATAGAAAAACAGGCATTAAATATTAGTATAGCTAAGTATAGCAATACAGGGATAAATTCAAAAATAATTAAACAATAATATGGCAGAGTCTATTATAACAAATTTTCCTTCACAAGTCGTTAGCGACGCTGAAAAAATGAGCTCAGGGTATGGGCTCAAGATAGCGCAGGCTATAGAAAGAGAGTGGTTTGAAGGTACTTCTTCTAATAGGTATTCTTTAAGTAAAACAAAATATCATAATCTAAGGAAATACGCTAGAGGAGAACAATCAGTGCAAAAATATAAAAATGAGCTATCTATTAACGGTGACTTATCATATCTTAATTTAGACTGGACCCCAGTGCCTATCATACCTAAGTTTGTTGATATTGTTGTTAATGGTATGGCACAAAGAACTTATGATATAAAAGCTTATTCTCAAGATGAGTATGGTATGGCTAAACGTACTGAATACATGGAGAGTGTTTTGCAAGACATGAGAACTAGAGAGTTTAACGATACAGCTAAACAAACTCTTAATATAGATTTATATAAAAATGATCCAGACTTATTACCAGAAACTGAAGAAGAATTAGCGTTACACATGCAGTTAACTTACAAGCAACAAGTTGAATTAGCTAATGAACAAGCTATAAACGTTTTGCTTGAAGGTAGTAAGTATGATTTAATAAAAAGAAGATGTCTATATGACCTTACAGTTTGTGGTATTGGTTGCGTTAAAACAACTTTTAACTGGTCTGAAGGAGCTAAAGTAGAATATGTAGATCCTGCTAATATAATCTATTCACATAGTGAATCACCGTATTTTGACGATATATACTATATAGGTGAAGTTAAAAATATACCAATAAACGAATTAGTTAGAGAGTTTCCACATTTAACGGACAATGATTTAAACAACTTCAAAAGAAAACACAATAGATTAAAAGCTGGTGACCCAAGGCATGAAGACGCTGATGTTAATAAAGTTCAGATATTATATTTTAACTACAAAACATATATGAACGATGTTTATAAGGTTAAAACAACTTCTACAGGAGGTGAAAGAGCTATAGAAAAAACAGATCAATTTAATCCACCAGAAGATAAAATGATGGATTATTCTAAAATGCAAAGATCTGTAGAGTGTTTATTTGAAGGAGCTATAGTTTTAGGTACAGATTTCTTACTTAAATGGAAGAAAGCAGAAAACATGATGCGAGACAAAAGTGATTTTAATAAAGTTAAAATGAATTACTCTTTAGTTGCGCCGCAAATGTACAATGGTAAAATACAGTCTTTAGTTAGTAGAATTACTGGTTTTGCTGATATGATACAGTTAACACACTTAAAGTTACAACAAGTATTATCACGTATGGTTCCAGATGGTGTTTACATGGATGCTGATGGTCTTGCTGAAATAGACTTAGGCAACGGAACAAATTATAACCCACAAGAAGCGTTAAATATGTTCTTCCAAACAGGATCTGTTATTGGTAGATCAATGACATCTGAAGGAGATCAAAACCCAGGTAAGATGCCTATACAGCAAATAGCGAATGGATCTGGTGGACAAAAAATGCAAAGTTTAATACAGACTTACAACTATTATTTACAAATGATAAGAGATGTAACTGGTTTAAACGAAGCTAGAGACGCTAGTACACCAGACAAGAACTCTTTAGTTGGTGTACAAAAATTAGCAGCTGCAAACTCAAATGTAGCAACAAGACATATATTAAACTCACAATTATTTTTAACAGCAGAAACAGCTGAGGCGTTGTCGTTAAGAATATCTGATATTATAGAGTACTCACCAACAAGGGAGGCGTTTATACAAGCTATAGGTGCTCACAACGTAGCTACACTATCTGAAATGTCTGAGTTACATCTATATGACTTTGGTATATTTATAGAGTTAATGCCTGATGAAGAAGAAAAGCAAATGTTAGAAAATAACATACAAATGGCTATAAATCAAAAACTAATTGATTTAGATGATGCTATAGATTTACGTGAGATTAGAAATTTAAAAATGGCTAATCAAATGTTGAAAATTAAAAGAAAAAAGAAGTTAGAAAGGGATCAGAAAATGCAGCAAGAGAATATACAAAAACAATCTGAAGCTAATCAACAAGCTCAACAAGCCGCTGCTCAAAGTGAGATACAAAAAAACCAAGCTAAAGTTCAATCAGACATAGAATTAGAAACAGCTAAAAATGATATGAAACTAGCCTTCATGAAGCAAGAAGCTGAAATGAAAAAACAATTAATGGATCACGAGTTTGAAATAAATAGAAAACTAAAAGAACTAGAACAAGGTCCAACAAAGAGTGATGCTTACAAAGAAGATCGTAAAGACGAAAGAGTAAAATTACAAGATGGGTTAAAAAAAGCAGAACAAACACCTAAAAAGTTTGAGTCTGCAGGTAATGATACTATGGGAGCGGGATCTGGAATAAGCATAGGAGGATTAACAAGTAACTAATTATATTATATTATGGAAGAAAATGAAAACAAAGTAGCCGAGGAGGCTACACAAGAAAAGGTAGAACAAACACCTGTAGATGAAACAAAGTTTGAAAGCGCTGGAGATGATAGCGTAATAAAAATAGATTTAACAACACCAATAGAACCAGAAGCAAATGAAACCACAGAAACAATTAAAGTTGCAGAAGATAACACTGACAACGAGGGAGTGGTTGGAGTCGATGAAGATGCCAATGCCACAGAAAAACAAGAAGAAGTACCAGAGGAACCAGAAGCACCGAAAAACGAATCAGTACTAGAAGAAATAACTGAAGATTCTACACAAGAAGAAGTTACTGAAGCTGAAGAGCAAATAGAAGAAGCTATAGCAGAATCAGAAGCTACAGGTGATCCACTGCCAGAAAATATACAAAAGGTAGTAGAGTTTATGAGAGAAACTGGAGGTACTTTAGAAGAATACGTATCTTTAAATAAAGACTATAGCGAAGAAGATGACTCTGTAGTTTTAGAAGAATACTATCAAAAAACTAAACCTCATCTAACATCAGAAGAAATAAACTTTTTATTAGAAGAAGAGTTTTCTTATGACGAAGAAGTAGATGATGAGAAAGATATTAAAAGAAAAAAAATAGCGTTAAAAGAGCAAGTTGCCAACGCTAAAAGCCACCTAGACGGGCTAAAGTCTAAGTATTATGAAGAAGTTAAAGCTGGATCAAAACTCACGAGTGAGCAACAGAAAGCAATTGACTTTTTTAATAGATACGAAAGCGAATCACAAGAAAATGAAAGGGTTGTTAAACAACAGACCGAAGCTTTTCAGGATAAAACCAAGCAGGTTTTTAACGATAAATTCAAAGGTTTTGAATATAACATCGGGGATAAGAAGTTTAGGTTTAATGTTAACAATGCTAATGAGGTAAGAGACACTCAAAGTGACTTAAATAATTTTGTAGGAAAGTTTCTTGACAAAAATAATACAATGTCCGATGCGAAGGGTTATCATAAATCATTATTTACGGCTATGAACGCTGATGCAATTGCCAATCATTTCTATGAACAAGGTAAAGCTGACGCCATTAAAGATACGGTTGCTAAAAGTAAAAATATAAATACTGCTAGACAATCATTCGATGGTGGAGAAGTTGGTGGAGTTAAGTTCAAAGTGCTTGGTCAAAATTCAAGTGGTTTAAAGTTCAAAATTAAAAATAAATAATAAATTTAAAAATTAGATAAAATGGGATTAATAAGTATACCTGGAGCTGGTGATATTACACCGGCTGCAAAAAAACAAGTTGTACCATCTGCGTATGTTGACTTTACAACTGCGACTTGGGCACAACAATATTTACCAGATCTTATGGAGAAAGAAGCTGAGGTGTTCGGACAAAGAACAATCTCTGGTTTCCTTTCACAAGTAGGAGCTGAAGAGTCTATGGCTGCTGACCAAGTGATTTGGACAGAGCAAGGTAGATTACACTTGTCGTACAAAGGTTGTACGATTGATGCTGGTAACGCTGCTGCATTAAACGCAATTACAATTGGTACTGACGTTGATGGTAATGCAATGGGTGCTAACCACGGTATTAGAAAAGGTGATATGTTATTAATAACTTCATCTGCTGGTGCAAACACTGTAACTGCTTACGTTACTGCTGTTGCTGCTGCTGTTGTAACTGCTGAGCCATATGATACTGCAACAAGTACTGAACTTGCTGTATATGGTGCTGCTGGAACAAATGCTGCTGACGTATCTGTATTAGTTATAGGTTCTGAATTCAACAAAGGTGATAACTATGCTGGATCTGCTGCAAGAACTGCTAATGAGCCATCTTTCGCTACGTTTAACAACAAGCCAATTATAATGAAAGATTTTTACCAGGTTTCTGGTTCTGATACTTCTCAAATTGGATGGGTTGAAATTTCTGGTGAAGAAGGACAAAACGGTTACCTATGGTACTTAAAAGCTGCTGGTGATACAAGAGCTAGATTCTCTGACTATGTTGAAATGACATTATTAGAAGCTAAAAAATCTGGACAAGCAATTACTGGTCTTTCTGGTGCTGCTGGTGATGGTACACAAGGTTTATTTGATGCATTAGAAACTAGAGGTAACGTGTCTAACGCGTTCTTAGGAACTGCTGCTCAAAACTTACTAGACTTTGACCTTACTTTAGCTCAATTAGATACTCAAGGTGCTATTGAAGAAAACATGATGTTCTTAAACAGAGGTACTTCTCTTAAGATAGACGATATGTTAGCTTCAATGAATTCTTACGGTGCTGGTGGTACTTCTTTTGGAGTATTCAACAACTCTGAAGATATGGCATTAAACTTAGGTTTCTCTGGTTTCAGACGTGGATCTTACGATTTCTACAAGTCTGACTTTAGATACTTAAACGATGCTGCTACAAGAGGTGCTATCAACTCTGCTGGTCCATCAGGGGCTATCAGAGGGGTATTTATTCCTGCTGGTGTAACTTCTGTATACGATCAAAATTTAGGAAGAAATCTTAAAAGACCTTTCTTACACGTACGTTACAGAGCTTCTGAAATGGAAAGTAGACAAATGAAAACTTGGACTACTGGTTCGGTTGGTGCTACTACTTCTGATTTAGATGCAATGGAGATGCACTTTTTAACTGAAAGATGTTTAGTTACTCAAGCTGCTAACAACTTTGTATTACTAAAAGGATAATATCCTTTAAACTTTAGAAAGGGGAGGAAAACTCCTCCCCTTTTTTTTTATTAACTATTATTATATTATATTATGGCAAAAAAACAAAAAACACAAGTGGAGTCAACTCCGCAGGTTGTAGAACAACCAAAAGTTGAAACACCGGTTATGGAAAAACCACAACCAGTAAAAATTAGAAAAGCTGATTTAGGAGGTAAAAAAGTTGATAACTGGGAAATAAAATCTAGAACATATAAGATTAAAAGCAGTTCTCCTTTAACTTACACTATAAGAAACCACGGCTTAACATGGTTTGATGAGGAAA